GGGTGGTGTCCGTAGGAGTGCTCTCATTAGTTTGTCTAACCTCAACGATAGAGAAATGCGATTCGCCAAACATGGTGATTGGTATAACACCAATGTCCAAAGAGCTCTCGCAAACAACTCAGTCAACTATAAAGAAAAACCAGACGTTGGAACATTCATGCGAGAATGGCTATCCCTGTACGATTCCAAATCGGGAGAGAGGGGAATTTATAATGGCTTATCAGCCCAAAAAACTGTGGAGAAATTAAATGGTAGATATAGTGACACTAATGGAGATCTTATACGAAGACGAGATTCCAGAGATGATTTCGGCACAAATCCATGCAGCGAAATCATTTTACGATCCAGAGAATTCTGCAACTTGTCCGAATGCGTTGTCAGGAGGACTGACACTAGGGAAAGTCTTAGAAGCAAAGTCAGGATTGCAGCAATCCTTGGCACATTTCAATCAACCCTTACTCAATTCAAATACCTCTCAAGAGAGTGGAAAAAGAATTGCGAAGAGGAAAGACTTTTGGGAGTCTCCCTAACAGGAATAATGGACAACTCATTAACCAATGGTCAGGGGGGGTCTAAAGGATTAAAAGGTTTACTTGAGGAATTACGAGATGTGGCTTACGAAACGAATAAAGAGTGGTCTGAGAAACTTGGAATCCCTGTTAGTGCAGCCATTACTTGTGTTAAACCTAGTGGTACTGTCTCTCAGCTTGTTGATTCTGCTTCTGGTATTCATGCCCGTCACAATCCTTTTTATATTCGTACTGTAAGGGCGGACAACAAAGATCCATTGTGTAAACTTATGCAAGAAATGGGTTTCCCTAATGAACCAGATGTGACCAAACCAGAACACACAACTGTATTTTCGTTTCCTATGCGAAGTCCAAAAGGAGCAGTTTGTCGTATGGATATGACTGCAATGGAACAGTTAGAACTATGGAAAACTTATGCAGAGAGTTGGTGTGAACATAAACCATCCGTAACTATTTCAGTCAAAGAGGAAGAGTGGGTTGAGGTGGCTGCATGGGTGTATAAACACTTTGATTCTATTAGTGGTATTTCTTTTCTACCATTTAGTGATCATACCTACAGACAAGCTCCATATCAAGACTGTACAGAAGTTGAATATAAGGATGCAGTAAAACATATGCCAAAAAATATAGATTGGTCAGAATTGTCTAAATATGAATCACAAGACTATACCACAGCAAGTCAAGAATTAGCGTGTACTGCTGGTGGATGTGAAATATTATAAGGGAAATTATGTTAGAAAATATTATTGTTGATTGCAATGGATGCAATGCAACTTGTGTTATTAAGCACGACTTGAACAATACAAGGTATGAAATTCTACATTGTTCATTTTGTGGTGGAACTGATTTGGAACTTGAAGATGATTATGATGATGATAGTGATCCATTTTCGGGGTAAAAAATAATCATAAATACTTCTAACGGAGTGATTTATGATATATGAAAACCCTTGGCTATATAATGATAAAGTTTTTACAAGTGAAGATATATTAGACTATTATGGTTTTTGTTATCTCATAACTAATCTTGATAATGCTAAAAAATATATAGGAAGAAAATACTTTTACTCGACAAGGAAAAAAAAAGGTATAAAAAAGAGAATAAAAACAGAAAGTGATTGGATGAGCTATTATGGTTCATCCAAGATCTTAAAAGAAATAATACTAGAATCTACTAACGATAATTTTTCAAGAGAAATATTATCTCTCCACAAAACTAAAGGATTAGTGAATTACACAGAAACCAAGTTACTGTTTCAAAATGATGTCTTAGAAGCTTTAAATAATAAGGGCGAAAGACAATATTATAATGACCAAATTATGAATAGATACTTTGCAGCCAACATAACCCCCTCAAAAATAATTAAATAAAACTTGACTTTTTACATTATTAGTGGTATTATATGAGTATAGAATATTACGAATCTCAATACGCAAGATCAAAGAAAGCAATGGAGAATAAGAATGCTCAGTTGTGGAAGGAATGGCGAGAAGATTTTGATAAACGAGAAAAACTGAAACAGTCAAGAAAAGACTTGACTTTTCATACCAATAGTGGTATAATATAATTAAACAATAGGAATTGAACTTGCTTAAAGACCTTATAGACTCCGGCTCATCTCCATCTATTAGTGAAGATGACGTTGGTGAGTATTCATATAAAGACGTTGTAGATCTTGGTTATGGATTTGTACAACAACTTTATATGGGCAATTCTAACTTTGAGATGTGGTTTACTTATACTGGGCCACACACCATAGTTATTAATGATATTGTTATCAATCATAATGAAATGATTGAACTGCTAATTGCAGGATTTGTTGACCCTTATTATGAAGGTACAGAATGAAGAAGACACGAAAACCCTTGAGTGAAGAACGTAAAGAACAATTACGACTACAACTATTAAATGCGAGGAATAAGAAAGGCCCCGCAGAGTACAAAAATATTCATCCTATGGTTCTTGCAAAACCAGATGCTGATGTATTGTCCTTAAAGAATGTGAAACTCTGGATTAAACAGAATAAACTTAAAGCTTCTGCATTTGCAAGTAACTCTCGCAGAAGAAATGCAACCCCTAAACAATCCATATTGGACTCACAGAAGTCAGATAACACTAAAGCCTATGTTAGGATGATGGAACATTATCTTAAAACTGGTGATTGGATTAGTAACTATATGGGTGAGAATGAGGAAACCAAAACCCAATGGACTTGTATTGCAATGGCGTATAATCCAGATGGGACACCTAAACGTGATAAGGGTGTTTACTATCCAGACATTAATATGGTATGGGGAGAGGTTGTATGATATTAGTTGATCTAAGTCAGATTATGGTGGCATCTACAATGATGTCACTAAATGGTGAAACAAAAGCTGATGTAAATATGGTACGTCACATGATACTTAATACTTTGCGTATGTATCGTAAGAAGTATGTAAATGAGTATGGTGAACTTATACTATGTTGCGATGGTAAACATTCGTGGAGGCGTGAACATTTTGCACCTTACAAAGCATCTCGTAAGTCTGGAAGAGCAACTTCACCTTTAGATTGGAATCAGATATTTGAATGTTTCAATACCATTAAATCAGAACTGAAAGAGTTTTTCCCTTACAAATATCTTGAGGTAGATACTGCTGAGGCTGATGACATAATAGGTATTCTTGCAAAAAAGAATGTGGGTACAACAGAAAAGGTGATGATCATATCTGGTGACAAAGACTTCATCCAGTTACAGTCTGGAAATAATGTACACCAGTATAGTCCGATTACTAAGAAGTTGATAGCCCACAAAGACCCCAGCACTTACTTAAAAGAACATATTTTAAGAGGTGATACTTCAGATGGTGTCCCTAACTTCCTGTCTTCAGATACTTGTATTATCGATAAGGTAAGACAGACACCAATAAGTAAAAAGAAATTATCTGTCTGGTTAGAACAGGAGCCAGAAGATTTTTGTACTGATGAACAGTTGAGGAATTATCATAGAAATAAGAAATTAATTGATTTATCACAGACACCAGAAAACATTGTAGATGCTGTTAATGTTCAGTTTGGTGAAACACCGAAAGGTAAACGCAGTGGACTCTTGACATTCTTTGTTGAGAGAAAACTTAATAATTTAATTCAAGACATAGGAGAATTTTAAGATGGCAGAACAAATAAAAGTTAGAGAATTACTTTTCAGTGAAATTCTTGACAAAGTGCATGGTGCAAAAAACAAGAAGGATAAGATTAAAATCTTACAGGATGAGGACTGTTTAGGATTAAGACAGATACTTTTGTGGTCATTTGACCCTACTATCACTAGTGCAGTACCATCCGGCACACCACCATATATAGAAAATGATGCACCCGAAGGTACAGAACATACGTTGATGAGAACCGAAGCAAGTCAGTTTTGGCATTTTGTTAAAAGTAATGGTAAACCAGCTGATCCTAATTTACAATCAACAGTTAGGGAGAAAATGTTTATCAGATTGTTAGAGGGGATGCACAAAGATGAGGCAGAATTACTCATATGTGTGAAGGATAAAGCTGTACATCAAAAGTATAAAGGGTTGTCTAAAGACGTAGTAAAAGAGGCATTTGGTCTAAATGAAGACTTCAAAGTGACTAAATAGTGGTACAATCTTTATGGGGAGTTTATTACTATGCAAAATATAGCTGAATTGTACGTTGTTGATGCCCCATTCTATGGACATCTTCACTTATAATTTCCCCCTTAATAATTCATAGTCGTTTAACGATCTGCGGTACTTTTGGTGCTTGTTGGGAAATTTTATATCTACTCATAAAGATTTAAGATCATATTAGAAGATAAGTATGAAAAAAATATTTATTTTTTTTGTTGTGTTATTATTCTCATTTCCCTTAGTCTTAGGAAGTGCTCAAACAGTCATTCCGGCTCCAATCTATAGTCCAGTATTGGAGTTAAAAAAGAATGAGTGGGTGAAGGAAGTAATGACAGACATCAAAAAAGAAAAATCTTGTCTTGCAAAGAATATATATTTCGAAGCTCGAAACGAACCATTTGCAGGACAATTCGCAGTAGCTCTAGTAACTTTAAATAGAGTTAGCAATAAGAACTTTCCAGACACAATATGTGAAGTTGTGTTTGAAGGATTACATTATGCAAGTGGAATACCAAAGAAACATAAGTGTCAGTTTAGTTGGTATTGTGATGGAGAATTAGATGTAGTTAAAAATAAATCAGCTATGAAGACTGCTGATAAAATTGCACAACTTGCAATGGTTTCTTATAATTCTATAAAAGAACAAGGATTAGATTATACAGAAAATGCAATGTTCTATCACACATTTGAAGTGAATCCATATTGGGCAAAGTCTTTCCCAAAAGTGGGAAGAATTGGAGATCACATATTTTATAGATAATATCTAATGATACATAAACTTGAAAAACTTGAAAATATTGCACATGACTGTGTAAGTAGTTGGCCCAAAGATGAATTATATCTTTCATTTAATAACTTGTCAGAATCAATTCATTCTTTGGAAAAACAAGAGTCTTTATCCATAAAGGGTAAAGAACATTTACAAAACATAGAACACTTGATAGTTAAACTTTTTGCAACAAAATATAATGCCGACATATCAATATAAATGTAATAACTGTGACTTTGAATTGGAAGAAGTCTTTAGGATGGATGATAGGAATGATCCTGTAGACCATCCAGAAAAGTATGGTACTTGTAGTGATGAAAATAGTGATAGTTGTGACCTACATTTAGTACCACAACTAATGGCTGTACAATACACCATGAGAGATGGAATACAACGCCATACTAGTGATGGATTTAAAGATAGAATGAAAGAGATTCATCGAACAACCCCAGGCAGTCAATTAGGAGATTATACATAATGTCTCAACAAATGGTAAATTTTGATCAGTTAGTTGAAATTGAAGGAATAACTAAGAATCAAATTGAAATATTTAAAGAGTACAAAGAAGGTAAGAATCTTTTTCTGTACGGCCCTGCCGGAACTGGAAAGACATTCGTACTGTTGTATAATGCAATAAAGGAAGTACTCAATCCAGATATAGAATATAAAAAAGTATATATTGTAAGGTCATTAATCAATACTAGGGAAGTAGGGGTTATCTTAAAAGATGAGAATAATGATTTATACCAAGCACCTTATGATAATATGCTACGTTTTATGTTCAAGCTACCAGTAGAAAATCATTTTGATACACTGTATGAAGAGTTGAAACGACAAAAGAGTTTAGGTTTTCTTTCAACGTCTTTTTTACGAGGGGTCACGATTGATAATTCTATTATTATAGTAGATGAGTGCCAAAACTTAAATTTCCATGAATTAGATACTATAATGACCAGAGTAGGTCAGAATTCTAAAATCATGTTTTCTGGTGATTTTGACCAGACAGATTTGAGTACTAGTGAAGAAAAGTCTGGTCTAGGCCAGTTCTTAAAAATTATCAACGAAATGAGTGAATTTTATTCATGTGAGTTTGATATTGGTGATATAGTAAGAAGTGGTTTAGTACGTTCCTATATCATCCAGAAATATAATACTGGATTAGGAGATAGAGAATAATGTTACCATTACTATTATTTAATGTTATATCTAGTCTTGTCATAGACAAGGCACAGACCTTAGCAAAAGATCATGTGGACAAGATGTTAAATGACATACTTCCAGATGATGCAAAAGAGGAATTAGATACTTTAATTTCTTCAGATACAGCTCATGCTTTTGATACTGCAAAGGATGCATTACAAGGAGCTATAGAAGGCAAACTTCCAATATCCCTTTCTGATGGACAATTGAAACCAATTGAACTTAACTTCAAGGTTTCATTTGACCCTAATACAATGAAGGTGGATGTTGTACAAGATACTGGTGAGGTATAAATGTCAAAACCTATAAGACTATCAAAGAACTTTGCACTATCAGAGATGGTAAAGAGTTCAACGGCTGAAAGATTAAGAGTTGATAATTCGCCTAGTGATATTCATCTAGTAAATCTAACACATCTTTGCATTAATATTTTGCAACCTGTTAGAGATAAGTTTGGAGTTATTACAATCAACTCTGGTTATAGAAGTCCCACACTAAATGCAAAAGTGGGTGGTTCTAAAACAAGTCAACATTGTAATGGCCAGGCTGCAGACTTTGAATCATTCTCTACACCAAATCCTGACCTTGCGTTGTGGATTACTAAGAACCTAGAGTTTGACCAAATCATCTTAGAGTTTTATGATGGCATCAATCCTAATAGTGGATGGGTACATTGTAGTTACAATTTGATGGGTAATCGTAAAAAAATCATGACTGCACTTAAAACTAAGAGTGGAGTCGTTTATAAAAATGGATTCGTGAGTAAATAATAAACTATGTTAAATAAAATTTATGAAAGGCAAGTCATATCTGAGTTGCCTAAACTTGTGAGAAAAAATGTAGGGGGAAATCGTCTTTACGAAACACCTAGTGGAGACTACCCCTCTATCACATCTGTATTGTCAATACGAGGAAAAGAAGCCATATATGCGTGGAGAAAACGAGTAGGTAACGAAGAAGCTAATCGGGTTACCAAACGTGCAACCACCAGAGGTACACACTTCCATAGTCTACTAGAAAAATATTTCTTAAATGAAATGGGAGACATTGATACCTTTTCGGCATCTGCTCTCTCTAAGAATCCTGCCGTATGGTATCTATTCCTAGAAGCGGTAAGAGTCCTAGAGAATCAAGTGGGGAACATATATTGTATCGAAGATTATTTGTACTCAGATGAATTAAAGATTGCTGGTACAGTTGATATGATAGCTGACTACAATGGTGAGGTGACAGTTATAGATTTCAAAACCTCTAATAAACCAAAGAAAGAAGAATGGATTGAGAACTATTTCATTCAAGGGACAGCCTATGCCAAGATGTTCACAGAACGTACAGGCATACCCTGTAACCAATTAGTAATATTTATTGTACCAGATGATGGAGTACCACAAATATTTACTAAAACAGTCGAAGAATTTGTACCCACCCTCAAAGAAGCAATCGAAGATTTTGATGTTTATCGAAATAAAAGACTTGACAATTGAGATGTTTTGTAGTATAATAGTATTATAGAAAAAAATAAATGGAAATAATAACACCAACCAAGTTTGGAATATTAATAGAGACAATGGTTCTTGATAAGAAAATATCATATATAGACGCTTGTTTAGAGTACTGTACTGATAAAAATGTAGAACCAATGTCACTAGGACGTTTAGTAAATAAGTCTTTAAAACAAAAAATACAAGTGGAGGCTGAAAACCTACACTACTTTCCTAAAACAAATGCACTACCAGTATGATTTGGAAGCACTTGATGCATATAAAATCTATCTAGGAATAAGATTGCACTTTCAATCTGAAAATTATGATTATGTGAAATATAATGGAGCTGTAAGATGTTCCAAAGAATCCTTCTTGAAAAGAAACGATAGATACTTCTTTCACAAATTATCAAAAAAATATGATTCTAAGTCTGACCTTGAATATTTTCTAGTGAGTAATTTTATAGTAGAAGATAATGTAAACCCTAAGTGGTTAACAAAAGATGCAGCTGAATTAAACTATCAGAGTTGGATAAAGAACCAACAAATGATTTCAAGATTATTTGATCAAGACTTAAAGATGTGTCTTGACAATACAGATACATTCGGTAAGTTGTTCTTATCAGAAAGAAAACAACATCCGCCGATTGTTAAGTTGATTTTACAGAAAAAGTTATCTATAGAGTCAGCTATTATTTTAGACCACTATCTAAATTGGATAGAGTATGTAAACAAGGAAGTGGACGATCTTTGGGTTTGGCCAAAGATCTGTAAGACCCTCCTTAAATGTAAACCCTTCATTAAATTTAATGAGGTTAAATGTCGAATAACACTAAAAGATCAAGTCGAAAACCAGAAGATATGATTAGAGAACTTGATTTTCTTAAATACAAAGTAAAGTCATTACAAAAGGACGTTCGCCGTCTTGAGTATGATAATGCAACTCTTCAACGTACAGCCCAAAGACAGAGCAATGCAAGAAGAAAACAGTGGAAGTAAATACAGTCTTAAAGTCCGTAATGTCGGTAGTTACGATACGGACTCATTAACTCACATGGTGTGGGTTATATTACGTCATAGAATTCATCACTTCTTAAAGGGTGAAGGATTTCGTGACTAAATACTACCAATACGCTAATACAATAATATAATAATATAAACTAATAATACGGAGAAATATATGTCTTTAGATGCGTTAAAAAAACAGTCAAACCTAACAACTTTGCTTGATGAGTACAACAAGCAGAGTACACCCGAAACCACAAAATCATTCGATGATGATCGAATATGGAAGCCAGAACTTGATAAGTCAGGTAATGGTTATGCCGTAATTCGATTCCTTCCTGCGGTTGAAGGTGAGGATATTCCATGGCAGAGAATGTTTACACATTCTTTTCAAGGAACAGGTGGATGGTACATTGAGAATTCTTTGACTACCATCAACAAACCCGATCCTGTAGGTGAGGTAAATAGGATACTTTGGAACTCTGGTTCTGAAGCTGATAAGGAAACTGCAAGGCGACAAAAACGCAAGTTGTCTTACTACACCAATATCTACGTTGTGGCAGACCCCAAACACCCTGAGAATGAAGGAAAAGTTTTTCTTTATAAGTTTGGTAAGAAGATCTTTGATAAGGTCATGGAGTCCATGCAACCACAATTTGAAGATGAAACTCCTGTAAATCCATTTGATTTATGGAAGGGTGCGAACTTTAAGTTGAAGATTCGTAAAGTGGATGGATATTGGAATTATGATAAGAGTGAGTTTGATAGTCCTACAGCTTTGTCAGACGATGATTCGGTCTTGGAAACTATCTACAGTCAAGCATACCCTCTTATGCCCTTTCATGAGGCTTCTAACTTCAAACCTTATGGTGAGTTGAAAGAAAAGATGGAAAGGATTTTGGGAGAGGTACATGACAACAGAACCGCTGAACAACACGCAAGTGATGTTGAGGATTCGTTTACTGCGACACCACCATTTGATGGTGGAACACCAGTTGCGAACAGTAGTCCATCAGATACTATGGATTACTTTGAAAAGTTGGCGACTGCCTAATTTCTGAAGTATTTCATGTGCATTGGGTCAATTGAATTTGAAGCCATTGCCATTGTGGTACTTCCAGAACTTTGATTGTTATTAACAATTGTGGTGGGTGCATTAACCATGCCTCCGCCACTACTTCCCGATTCTAAATCTCTCAATGCAGGAATTGTTTTACTTCTTGATAATGGTACTACAACTTCTGGCCCATGAAGAACCGCACTAACCACTTTTCCTGCCGGTATAATTCCCCCCTCAGAAGCACCGAAACTATCCTTAGGCTTTTCAATACCATCTGTTGCAATACTAGTCATTGCTTCTATTGCAGAGTCAGGTATTAACATTTTCATAACTGTCGGTAAAGAGTCTATTACATTTTTTATCATGCTACCAAAATCAAAATCAAATATACTAGCTATAAAATCTCCAATAGTCTTTAGTAAGTTCATTACCATTTCACCGATACTAAATTTATTTGCATTTGCAACAGTTTTAGCCGCATCATCAAAACCGAATAGTTTTAATAACCATTCTGTTACAGATGCAATTGCATCCTTTATCATGTTAGGGAAAAATGTCATTACATTAATTACACTTGCAAGTATATTTGAAGCACTATCAAATTTAAACATCTTATTAAACCAGGCTTTAACTCCATGTATCGTCTTTTTAATGGTGGACACAATAAAACTATCTTCTTCATCTTCTGTGGATGCCCAAGAGAATAGACCAGTAACCCAATCTTTGACTGTCTTTAT